ATACAGCATACACCTTGGCACGGGCTGAAGAGACCAAAGCCAAGACCGTTGAAGTGCTTTCTGGCATCCAGCAGAAAGAGCGCGACAGCGTATTGAACACGGCGAAGGCACTTCAAGAAGTGGTATCGCCCGGAATGCGGCAACCGCCCAGCCGCACATTCTAATGGGTGAGAATTGTATGAGGATCGAATGGACGAAGAAAAGGCAGAATTTGACGACGATCTAGATGAAGTTGAGGAGCCGGAAGTCGAAGAACCTGAAGAGGAAGAAATCGACACTGAGGCCGAGACGGACGATGTTGTTGTCAGCATAAATGGGGAATCGCCTGACCCCGAAGACGAAAAGGAAGTTAGCGCTCCCGGCTGGGTGCGTGATCTTCGTAAATCGTATCGTGAGGAAAAGCGTCGAGCGAAAGACCTTGAGCAGAAGGTGCAGCAGCTGGAGCAGCGGACACAACCCGCGCAACAGCCGCTAGGCCAGAAGCCCACGTTAGATTCGGTTGACTACGACACCGAGCGATATGAGACGGCACTTGCGGCGTGGTATGAAAAGAAGCGCCAGCATGACGACAGGCAACTATCCGTCCGGGCTGAACAGGAAGCTGTGCAGAAGGGATGGGAGAAGAAGCTGGAAGGGTATCATTCTGCGAAGGCAGATTTGAAGGTCAGGGACTATGACTTCGCAGAAGAAGTTGTTCAAGACACCTTAAGCGTCATGCAGCAGGGGATGATCGTGCAGGGTGCGGAGAACCCCGCGTTGCTCGTTTATGCTCTGGGCAAGAACCCAAAGAAAGCGAAGGAACTTGCCTCAATCACCGATCCCGTAAAGTTCGCCTTTGCGGTGGCCAAGTTGGAGACCAATTTGAAAGTCACAAATCGCAAGGCGTCATCCACGCCGGAAAAGAAGATCAGCGGCACAGGCCGTCCTTCTGGCACGGTAGACGGCACCCTAGAACGGCTGAGAGCAGAAGCTGAACGCACTGGGAACTACACGAAAGTGACCCAGTATAAGAAGCAGAAGCAATCGGCGTAATCTCATAAAGGACACGCCAAATGGCAAACTCGTTTTCCAAAGAAGAGCGCGTAGCGTTCGAAGACATCCTCTCCGGCTTTAACGACGCACTCGTTTTGTCGTCGTTGGTCACTAAGTATAACACCAATGGTCAACAGATGGAGCGTTCGTCGGACACCATCTGGCGTCCAGAACCCTACATCGCACAGTCGTTTGATGGTTCGGACGCTACGTCCAACTTCAAAGACTCGACCCAGCTTGCTGTGCCTGCAACCATTGGCTACCAGAAGCACTCGACGGCGCTGCTGACCGCAAAAGAACTGCGCGACCAGTTGCAGGAAAACCGTCTGGGTCAGGCTGCTGCTCAGAAGCTGGCTTCTGACATCAACGTGGCCGTGCTGACTGTTGCTTCTAACCAAGGCACTATCGTTTCCAAGCGCACCACCGCTGCATCGGGCTTCACTGATGTTGCAGAGGTTGATGCTCTGATGAACGAGCAGGGCGTGATGATGAGCGACCGCAACTATGCGCTGTCCACCCGCGACTACAACGGCATGGCTGCTGACTTGGCTGCGCGTCAAACCATGATCCAAATCCCGACCGAGGCGTATCGTCGCGCTTACATTGGTGAAGTGGCTGGCTTCCAGACCTATAAGATGGACTATGCAAACCGCTTGACGGCGGCTGCTGGCACAACTGTGACGGTCAACGGCGCTAACCAGTATTACACCCCCAAGGCCACCTCGACGGCTGCGACGGGTGAAGTTGCAAACGTGGACAACCGCTACCAGAACCTGACCATCGCTGTTGGCGGCGGCACGGTGAAGGTTGGCGATGCGTTCACCATCGCAAACGTCTTTGCTGTTCACCACATCACCAAGCAAAGCACTGGCGTTCTGAAGACCTTCCGCATCACCGCAATCGTCTCTGGTTCGGGCGGTTCGGGCGTGGTCACGATCAGCCCGCCGATCATCTCCAATGGCGGTTCGACCGATGCCGAAGCGCAGTATAAGAACGTGACTGCAACGCCTGCTAACGGCGCGGCTATCACCTTCCTGAACACTGTGACCGCAGCAGTGAACTGCTTCTGGCACCGCGATGCAATCGAGTTGCTGCCTGCATCGTTGGCGATCCCGACTGATGCTGGTGCTGACATCATGCGTGCAACGACCGATCAGGGCGTTGAACTGGTGATGCAGAAGCAGTTCGACATCAACACCCAGAAGACCAAGTATCGTTGGGATACTTTGTTCGGTGTGGCGATGTTGCAGCCCGAAATGGCTGGCATCCAGTTGTTCTCGCAGACCTGATAACAACGGAGAGGGGGTTTAGGCCCCCTCTCTTTTCATAGGGGAATGACATGGCGCTTAAAAAAGGTTACAGTAGCAAGACCATCGGCTCCAACATTAAGGCGGAGATGAAGGCCGGAAAGCCCAACAAGCAGGCGATTGCTATTGCTCTCAGCACTGCTGAAAAGGCCGCAAAGAAAGCGGGCAAGCCGTCTAAAGCGCCCAAGAGGAAAATGGCATGACTGTTATGCTCTACAAATCGCCGGGGCCGCATAAGTTTCATGGGGGCGATTTTGATTATATCGTTGTGGATGAGGCTGACGTTGATGTGTGCTTGGCCGAAGGCTGGTGGCTGACAACAACTGAGGCCAGCGAGAAGCCTAAGCGTGGCCGCAAGCCAAAGGTTGAGGAATAAATCATGGCCTACACGAAGCGCGACATCATCAACCAAGCGTTTGCCGAAATTGGCATGGCCGATTATGTGTTCGACCTGCAACCGCAGCAGCTTGATAATGCGCTTCGCCAGTTGGACATGATGATGGCGACATGGAACGGCAAGGGCATTCGCATCGGGTATCCGCTGCCATCATCGCCCGGTGGCAGTGATCTAGACGAAGTGACGGGCGTGACCGACATGGCTCTGGAAGCCATGTATTTGAATTTGGCTATTCGGATCTCCAGTGGCTACGGCAAGACCGTCAGCCCAGAGACCAAGGCCGCTGCAAAGTATGCTTACAACCAGTTGCTTGGTCGGTCGGCGCTGCCGATTGAAATGCAGATTGGCAATCAAACCGTTCCATCGGGTGCTGGCAACAAGGGCTGGCGCTATTACAATGACCCCTATTTGCGTCAGCCTACCGATCCTTTGACGGTTGGCTCTGATGGCATTCTTGATCTGGAGTGAATCATGGCTAACATCAATCAGCTTTCGTCTACACAAACACTTCAGGGCGGCGATCTGATCGTTGTCTGGGCCACTGACAATGGGGACAGCCGCAAGGCTTCTCTCACCTTACTCACAGACTACCTACAGACGGCGCTGGTGCAGCCCGGCAGTCTGACCACCCAGTATGCCGCCCCAAGCGCAACTGCGTTCTCTGTGACCATCGCTCTGGTCAATACATGGCTTCTGTTGACGCCCACGGGCGCGTTCGCTGCTGGCACGATTGTGCTGCCCGCAAGCCCGACCGACAAGGCCGAGGTCAGCATCAACACAACGCAGGCCATCACAGCTTTGACGGTCAGCGGGAATGGAGCAACAGTTACGGGTGCGCCGACGACTCTGGCGCAAAACGCATTCTTCACCATGCGCTATGACGCGGTGACGGCTGCTTGGTATCGAGTGTAAAGGAAAGCAAAATGTCCACGTTCATCTATCCGGCGTCAGTCGTTACCTCGACAGACATTATCATCCCGGTCGGCCAGACCCTAAGCGTTGGCAGCACTGGCAACCAACAATCGTTTGTGAGCGTCAACAACACTCTGGTCGCGCTGTCTAACCGCGCCCAAAGTTTTGGCCCATACACGGGCGACCGCATCGCAACCATCACCAACTATTACTCGACGGTTGAGTATGACGTTGGAACCCAGCCAATGCTGCGCAGTTTCCCAGCGCTTTTGATTGGGCAGATCGCGCCTATCGGATTGGTCGAACCCGCTGCAACCTTTGCCACGCTGACTTATGAAACCAACGCTGGTCTGGTTCGCCTCGTCAGCGCAGGCGCACATGGTCTGACAGCGGCTATCGCTGTCGGTGCAAGCGTCTATGTGACATGGGCGACAGGCACTGGTGTGAATGGCCTTTATGCTGTAACTGCGCTAGATGCTGACACAACGGGCGTCAAGATCACGATCAACCTGCCTTACGTCTTGGGCCTTGGCACTCCGACTGTTGCTGTCGCTGATACGGTCGTCACGCTGGCGTCTGTGACTGTTCCGGGCTGGTCGATGGGTGTTGGCGGTGGCATGGAAATTGATGCGCTGTTCACGCTTACAAACAACGCAACAGTGAAAACGCTTGGCATGACGTTTGGTGGCGGAACGATTCTTTCCGCAGCGGCAGCAAGCAACGCCAGCGCTTGCGTTCAAAAACTCATGTGCAACCGTGGCTCGTCGCAGATCATCACAAACTCTGCTTCTGCTGTCGGTCATGGATTATCAACTGGCGCAAACGTCAC